TCTCGGTCCATGCCGTAGGGGCGTTCACGGTCTGCGGGGCGTCCGCAGCCGTCGGCACACAGGACAGGGTCAAGACTCATGAAGACTCCTTGGCGCAACTTGGGCACAGGCAGCCCTTCGGATGGTCGTCATCCACTGGGTATGTGGCATCGCGCCGTAGGGGCTCCTTAGAGCCTCCGATCATCTCGGAGGTCCCAGGACCCTCACTAGGTACTGAAGTCGCGTCAGAGGCGTCCTGAGGGCCTTGTGAGAGCGCACGTGCGCCAATCTCGCGAGCGAGCGGGGCTGCGACCGCGTCCAGCACCACCGCGGCCGTAGCGATCGAGTGCCTCCGCGCTTCAGCCTCCAGCGCGTCCGCGATCTCCTCGCCAGCTTCTTTTCGTCCCAGTCGTAACGCTGTTTCAGTGAGTACCTTCACCTCAGCAGCGGTGAGCATGTCGGCGAGCAGTTTGGCCACGAACTGGTCGGCTCGATCGTTCGTCGCCTGCCGCAGCGGAACCGGGACCTTCCAGAGGTCGCCCAGCTGGTTCACGATGTTCTGCGCGACGAACGGAACCTCTACGTCGGTCATGCGGGGTCCCTGCTTCCGATCTCACGGGCCAAGGTCACGGCCTGGGTCAGGATGCGGATCGCCCTCTCGGCAGCCTCGGGAGCGAGCCTCATGGCCGCGAAGCTGGACCCTTCCTCGTCGGCGATCACGATGCGCACGAAGCCCTGCTCTGCCTGGACGAAGAACTGCTGCTCCAGCTCGCCGATCACGAGTTGGGCTCGCTCCAGGCGCTTCTCGTGCTGCTTGGCCTTGCCGAACTGGCGGCGGGCCTGCTGCTCGGCACGGAAGGCGTCTCGGTCACTCACGGCCCACCATCCAAGCCTCCAGGTACTCCGAGAGTCGGCGAACGTCGTCGGTCATGAGGCAGTAGCGCAGCTGGCCGATCGATCCGTGGCTGAGGATGTCGGCACGGCATGCGAGCCAGTGCTCAATGGCCTCGGCCACGGTGGAGCCTTCGGGCTTCAGGTCTTCGGGCTCGCCCTGGTTCCACGGCATCTCGGCGAAGGTGATCGCGTGGAGCTCCATGTTGCGGCGCACGCGGTCGTCAGCCATTGGTTGTCTCCTGTTCGGTGTAGGGGATGGCGGACTTCCGCGCAGCACGCAGCTGCTGATGCCACGCCTTCAGCGACTCGCGATACGCATCACCCGTGACGGACGTGTCGCTCTCCAGTGAGAGCGTGTGGCCGCTGTGGTAGCCGCCGGACGAGATCTCTACGGGTTGGTTCCAGTCCCGCCCGCGCATGTCATCCATGACCAGGTGAGTGCCGATCTGGGTGAGCGCGTTCTCCAGCTCGCCGATGTCGTCGGCCTCCAGATGCAGGACCAGTCTGTGGCGGCGATGCGGGATCGGTGGCAGGTCGCTCATTCGGTCTCCTCGGTGTAGGGGCCTGCGTAGTCAGCGGCCAGATCGTTCAGGTGCGCTGCGAGCTCCGGGTCGAACGCCAGCAGCCGGCCGGCAGCGTCACGCAGGATCGCGCGGGCTTGGGGCGCGAGGATCTCGAAGTCGGTCATGAGTGCCTCTGTTCAGCGTCGAAATCGATGACCCACGGCCACGGGTTGCCCCACCGCAGGTATGACGGCCACTGCCGCTCGTCGCGTGCACCGCGCCACTGCTTCACCTCGACGCGCCGCACCGGAGATCCAGGGGCCGGGTTCTCGTCCGGGTGGGGCGCGATGCCGTAGCCGAACTCGGGCCAGCGCAGCAGCAGTGAACTGCCGGCCGGTCGTAGAGAGCGGTTGCGTCCCGCCTCACCGTGGCCGGCGTGCGCCTCGGTCAGGAGTGCGCAGTCGACCTTGACCCGCACCGCGTCGAGCACACCGACGACCTTCCGGGCGTTTCGTTCGTCGTTCATGTCACCGGCGTGGAGCCGGTAGAACGGGCCGATGATCAGCAGGTCCGGCTGGTGCGCGGTGACGCGTTCCATGAGCCAGGCGGCCCAGTCGTCGCGTGTGAGGTCGATCCCCGCGGGTTTGTGGATCAGTCGCAGCTGCCCTTCGGGGACGTAGCGGTCCATCTCGATCGTGGCATTCGCCAGGGGCCGGAACTTGCGGCGTGACTGCCGCTCACTGTTCTCGCAGTCGATCATCAGGACCCGCTTGGGTGGGATCTTCACCTCGGAGAACGGGTCGAGTCCCGCGGCCACCATGACCGCGAGTTGCCGGGTGAACATGGACTTCCCAAGCCCTTCGAAGCCGGTCCAGACGAGCCTGTCGCCGCGCTCGAGTAACCCCGGCACCACCCAGTCGTAGTCGGGGTCCTCGGTGGCCAGGAAGTCCCACAGGTCCGGCGCCAGATCGACCTTGGCCGGTTCGTCACCGGTCCAGGTCTCCACCAGCTGCTCGGCGGTCTTGCCAGCGAGGAAGTGATCACTGGCATCCTTGCCTTGCGCGGCTTCGACGATCCGAACATGTGACGCGATCCCCTCGAGCGACGCGGCCACCTGCCGAGCATGCTTCTGTCCTGGCTCGTCCTTGTCGGCGATGATGACCACGTTCGCGTCACGGAGGAACTCACTGAACTCGTCGCGCCACTTCCCGGCGCCGCCGGGGTTGCAGGTGCCGACGAGTCCGTAGCGCTCGAGTGAATGGACGTCCTTCTCGCCCTCGGTCACGTAGATGGTCGCGCCGGCCTGGACTGCCTCGATCACCTGAAGCAGCCGGTATGGGACGCGGCGGGTATCGCCGAGCTTCCATGACCAGCCGGACTTCGCGGTGCTGTCCGGCCGGCGCGCGGGGAACTGCTTGTCGACGGTTCGGAGCACCTGGAACAGCAGGGTTCCCTGCTCGTCGAAGTACTCGTACACCGCTACCGCGTCGCCGTACGGGGTCCACTCGCCTCGTTGCTCCCGCGGCTCGCAGAGCTGTTCCCAGGTGAGACCGAGCTTGGCGAGCACGTCGTCCCGCTCGCAGCCGGCGTGGCAGTTCAGCACCACCGGGTGTTCGGTGCCGGCCGCGACGCTCAGGCTGGCTCTGCCGTCATCGTGGGCCGGGAAGCGCGCCATGAATCCGCTCCCGGACTTCCTGACGTTGTCGAGCTTCGGCAGGACCAGTTCGCGTAGGACATCCATCAGTTGTCCCACCACCCTCCGCTGGCCCGGCGTTCCCGCTGGTCGTTGTAGCGCTCGTCGTTCAGCCAGCCCTGCGGGTACTTCGTCATCTGCGGATTGCGGTTGGGGTCGTCGCGATACCGGCGTGCAGCGTCGATGATCGCGTCGGCGGTGGCGCCGCGGGCGAGTGCTGCCTGCCAGGCTTTGAACGCGTTGGGCTTGCCGGACTTCACCGGATAGACGTCCCAGAACTCGACGAACCTGGGGTCAGAGTCGTAGGCGTAGGACCGTTGCCGGGCGCTTTTCGGGGGCTCCGGGAGCGGAAGAGTGCTTACGTTAGTAAGTACTTCTGTATCTGTCTCTGTCTCTGCTACAGATTTGCTTCCGTTTTGCTGCGGGTTTGCTGTAGCAATTGCTAGAGACTTTGCTTTCGCTTTGCCACCCTTGCTACCAGCCTCCCTGCGTGCTTCACGAATCCGGCTGACCTCCTCCGCGGTGCGCTGATGGTCGGTGTAGTCGTGCATGTACACCGATCCGTCGTCACGCAGGTCAACCAGGCCGGCCGCTATGAGTTCGGCGCGCACCTTCTCCTTGCCGCGCTTCTGCCACGTAGCCGCCGGAACGTGGCCGTCCGTCAGGTGACGCGAGCACCAGCACCACACGGTCACGAGCAGACGGAATGCAGCGTCGGACAGGCCATCCACCTTGGGGTGATCGGGCATCCCGTCGTGAATGCGCACGTACGTACGCGAGTCCTTCTCTCCACCGGTCATGCGTCACGCTCCCTTACGGTTCGGGTGCGGCGCGCGCACGAAACCCAGTTCGCCCGGCCGCAGAAGATCTCCTTCAGCGGCCAACCAGAACTTGTTCGGCTCCTTCCGTTTGCGTAGGTGATGCCGGCAACTCCAGGTCCCGGCGTAGTCCATGAAGCAGTAGTGCAGGCACTCAGGGCAGCGGACGATCACGATGTCCTGTGATTCCCTGGTCCCTTCCCACTGCGCGTACTCCCCGAGCGCGGCTGGTCGCAGCACGACCACAAGATCGTTGGCCCACTGGAACTCGTCGTAGGTCAGCGCATCCTGCAGCGCCACGGCCTTGTCGAGCCGCTCATTGTGCGGTCCCTTAACCTCGCACCACACCTTCTGAGCAGGCAGGCGGAAGTCCGGCCGGTACCGGGTGCCATCCTTGAGCTCCACGGCGATCGGCTCGTACTCCCATCGCCAGCCGAGCATGTTGAAGGTGGCAGCCCAGTCGGCCTCGAGGGTCGAGCGGAACTGAGTGCCGCTGTACCACTTCGGCACTGGCTTGATGTCCACTAATCACCCTCCTCGTCTTGGCTAGCGGCCTCGAGTTCGAGGCGCCGGCGGTACTGCACGATCTCTGTGTCCACGTGAGTCGGTGGCGTGGGCCACCAGACCGCGGTGCTCGAGCGGCTGAACCGTTCGGACAGCAGGTCAGCGACCGCGAGCTTCTGGCGGCGTCTGCGTGCTTGCGTGAGCCGCCGGCCAGGGTTCTGCATGGGGTCCAACTAGGCCACCTCCAAGGCGCTGTCGACGGCGACCAGTCGGCGGCCGACCCATTCGAAGACGGGTACGGCGACGCTGTTGCCGAGCTGCTTCGATCGATGGGTGTCGGACTGGCCCGCGGTCCAGCCATCGGGGAACCCCTGCAGCCGCTCGCACTCGAGCGGCGTCAGGCGGCGCACCACCAGGCCATCCGTGACCGCCGGGTATCCCTGGCCGGGCTTCCCGCCGCCGACCTTCAGGGCAGGCATGGTGTCGCTGGTGGTGAGTTCGCCACGCTGGTTCTCAGCGAACGCAACCAGGTGCCCGCCTGCCGCTGCCTCAGCGTCGATCCGGTAGCCACGTTCTCCACCGGCCGCCTGGAGGGTAGAGACCTCGTCGGCTACGTAGGCGATGACCGGCGCACCCCGGCCAGTCCCATCCTCGCTGGCGTCGTGGCCCTCAGCGGTCGGGGTGTGGGTGTGATCTCCGAGGACTCCAACGACGCTACTGAGCTGAGTGCTCGTTCGAGCATTGGCGGCAGCGAGCGGCCGCGGCGTGATGCCCGCCGCAGGATTCCCCGGCACGCCTTCGGGCTCAAGTAGTACTTGTGCAGCTGCGGCCCCGCTGTCTCCAAGACGTCCGACAATGACGACGCGACGGCGCCGCTGGGGGACTCCGAAGTGTCGAGCGTCCAGAACCCGCCAGGTGAACCCATACCCGAGGCGGGCCAGGTCGTGAACGACGATGGAAAAGTCGCGTCCGTCGTTGACGGAGAGAAGACCAGGCACGTTCTCACCGATGAACCAGGCGGGACGGAGTTCAGCCAACAGGCGCACGACATGCGACCA